TGGCATCGGTGCGCTCCACCAACCCAGCGTCACCCATTACTTATAACAGATGATATTCAAAAAGAAACAACCCGACCTGAAGGCGATCTGGAAGGACCATCGGGAGGAACTGCTTAAGCTCTATGCGGCCGAGGTTCCGCAGGGCGATAAACTTAGCATGGAGAAAGCCTTGGTAGATTTAGACGGCAAGGTTTACTATCGGTTCACAGGATCAAGCACCATCGTTCCATTAGAGCGCATGGGTAAGATGCAGGACTTCCTAACCATGATGAGTGCTGGCCTAGATGAAAAGGAGCTAACGGCCTTGATTGATGTAGCCAATAACGAGCTGGCCCTTGCGCTTAGTGGTAAGAAAGCCGATGTGGTTAAGATCGGGGCGGTGCTGAACCAGATTAAAGAAAGGCAGCAGATGATCCTGCATGATCAGCTTATGTGGCAGTTCATGGCTGTTCAGTTGGTTCGAGAGGATGAGCCAGCGGTTAAGTTTGTTCAGAAGATACATGATGAGAAAGTAGAAGCGTTACAGCAGTTGTACTATGCGCACCCTGATTACGCTTTTTTTCAGACTCCCGAATTGAGGCTTTTAAACGAGCTGTTAAGGTGTTCACCACAAGACTGGGAAACATTGTTGGTCAACTCGATTCGGGAGAGAGACCGCCTAAAGAAAATGCTTACATACTTGCGTGGCGCGAAAGGATCAGGGAACGCCAAGAAGACCATCGTACCCATGTGATGATGCTGGTTGAGGGCGATGTCAGGAACTACGAGGCGATGATGGAGGCAAGCTGTGAGACGTATTTGATCGCGATGGAAGCTTACGTTAAAAAGATTAAACTTAATCAGCCTGAGAAAAAAGGGCCTACGATTGGCGGTAAAAAGTTGTAAATTTGGGCATGGCAACTGAAGACATACTCATACGATATCGGGCTGATGTTGGTCAGTTAGAGGCTGACCTTAACAAGCTTATCAAACAACAGGAGGAATTGGTAGACGCTACCAAGGCCAATACTGAGGAACAAAAAAAGTCATTATCAGCTGCCGAGTTCGCCGCTAAAAAGCGGGCCGATTTATTAAGGCTTGAAGAGGAAAAGCTTAAGAAGCTACAGGACGCGCAAAAGCTGGCGTTTGATCCTAAACAAATTGAAAAGTTTAATGGCCAGATATCAGAGAGTCAAAAGCGGATTGCTTTACTATCTGATCAGACTGAGAAGTCAGCTAATAGGATATCAGAAGCCTTTAAGGGTGCGGCATTGGCTATTGGAGCTGCCTTCAGTGCGCAGCAAATTGTAGCTTTTGCACAGCAATCTATTGGAGCTTTTATTGAAGCAGAGAAAGCGAGCCAACAGCTTAGGACTAATATAGTCAACTTAGGTGGTCAAGGTGAGGAAGCCTTTAAGAAGCTAAATGAGCAGGCGGATAAATTGTCTCAAGTAACTTTATTTGATGATGAGGATATCCGTGCGGCTCAGAGTCAGCTTTCGGTATTCGGCTTAACTGCCGATGAGATTGAAAAGCTTTTACCTAATATTTTAAACTTTGCCCAGGCTACTGGAAAGGATTTGCCTACAGCTGTTCAACAGCTAGGCGGTGCTGTTAATGGATTAGGGAAAGGACTTGACCGATATGGTATCAGCGTATCGGAATCAGCTACTAGAACAGAGAACCTTCAATCGGTTTTAGCAGGCACGGCAAGATTTGCAGGTCAGGCTGAAGAGGCCACCAATAGCCTAGCAGGACAGCTGACCCAAAAGACTAAGCAAGTAGAGGAACTACAGGAGAGCATTGGCGAAAAGCTAGTCCCTGCATACCTGGCATTGGGCAAGGTTCAGCTCGGTGTAGTTACATTCTTTGAGAGATTAGCTACGGCGATCAGTGAGAATGCTAATATATTCAAGGCTTTAATACCGATAGTTGTTACCTATATTGGTTATATAACTAGGGCAGCCCAGATCACTGCGGCTAAAGCTATTGCTACAAATGCTGAGGCTTTGGCAGCTACCAGGCTTGCAATAGCTAATAAATTATCAGCTGCCTCTCAAAGAATAGCAACGGCCGCAACTGTTCAAGGTACTATCGCTACCAAAGCCGCTGCTGTCGCAACAGAAGTTTTTACTATTGCTCAAAAAGGCTTCAATGCTGCAATAAAGGCAAATCCATTGGGGTTATTTTTAGGGTTATTAACAACTGCGGTAGTGGCTTACCAGGCTTTTGCGGACAGTGCTGATGAAGCATCAGAGGCCACAGGTCAGCAAGCTAAAAACATTAAAGAATTAAATAGTATTAGTGCTGAGTATAATAAAAAACTTGCTATTGAGAAAGGCGAACTTGATAGACTTTTTAATGCGGTAAAGCAATATAATACTGGAAGCAAGGAAAGGCAGATTATAATTAATCAGATTAATGAAAAGTATGGTACTACTTTGCAGAATCTTGACGATGAAAAGAAATTTGTTGACCAGTTAAAGACAGCATATGAATTATTGCTGCCGGCAATTGAGGCTAAGTTTAGGTTAGAAATTGGAGAGCAAAGATTTAAGAAAGCCATAGAGCAGCAGTCTGATGCTACGCAAGCATTAGCAGATGCTCAAGAGAAGGCAGCTCAAAAAGAAGCAAGGAACCAAAAGAGTCTTGATCAGTTAAGAAAGGAAGCTGCTAAGGCCACAGGTGCAGAAAAGAGACAGCTGGAGGAACAAATAAGATTATTAGATCAGCGATACGATACCCAAGCCGCAAAGGATAATGCTGTAGAGCTTGCTAAAATTAATTTAGATGCTGCTAACAAGCAATTGGATATTGAAAGGAATTCCATAGCAGGTTTACAAGCGATTAACGATAAGGCTCAAGCAGATCAGAAAAAAGGAGATGAGCAAGCTGAAAAGGAAAGGCTTGAAGCTCTTGAAAAAGCTAGGCAAGAAAATCTAAGAAAAGCAGAGGAAGCGGCTAGAAAGGAATTAGAAATTGAAAGGAGAAAGGCTGAGGAATTTGCAAAAATTGCTGATGAGTTTATATCCTTAAGGAGTGAGGCTGATAAGATTTTATCAGATGTAAAATTTAATATTACTTTAAATTCAAAAGGATTAGCTCCAGCTATTGATGAATTCCAAAAGGATGCGGCAGCAAAATTAAAAGCAGCAATCGATCAGATAAATCTTCAAATAGCTGCCAATCCTTTAGCTTTTGAAGGATTAAGTAATGAGCAAAAATTAGCATTAATATCTAAAAACTTTGGCGATTTTGTTAATGAGGTAGATGGGAAATGGAAACAAGGTGGAGTTGAAATTGAAGAAACCTCTGAGAATATTACTAATGCATTAGGTCAAGACTTTTTAAATTTACCTTTTGATGAAGCTTTAAAAAAATTACCAGAAGCCGCAGAAAAGTATTTACCAAAGTTTACCAAATTATCTAAAGATACCACGCGCGAGATTAAGACTGATGCGGACAAAATCAAAGAAGCTCAAGAAAAGGCAGCTGAAGATTACGCTAAAAGTTGGATAGGTAGGAATGCAGAAGTATTAGAAGATACTTTAAACTTATTTAACGAGCTGCAGGGTATATTTCAAAACATTACCGATTCAAGAATAAATGAATTAAAAAAGCAGACCGATGCAGAGTTAGAACAACTTGAGATTAGGAATGAAATAAATCAAGAGCAGTTAGATAATAGAGCCATATCAGAACAGCAATTTTTGGAGGAACAAACCAGAATTGAAAATGAAAAAATAGCTTTACAGGAGGAATCGGCTAGAAGGGAAAGGGAATTAAAGCAGCAACAGTTTGCCATTCAGCAAGCAACCGCAATATTTGAAATAGGTCTATCTACTGCAACTGCATTGGGTGAAATAAATGCATTAATAGCTACCTATCAAGCTGGACTACCAGCCACTGCTGCTTTATTTGCCAATGCTCAGTTATCAAGAGTTTTATTATTGGCTACATCAGCTGCGCAGGTTGCGGCGGTATTATCACAGCCAAAGCCATATCGTTTAGGATCTAAGGATACAGGACCACAAGGCCACATGGCGCGAGTGGGTGAGGAAGGTGAAGAATTTGTTTATATGCCAGCTAATAGCAAGGTGCTTCCAGCTAGGCAGACTAGGAAGTATTCGGACATTATTGATGCGATGTATGATAACAAGCTCGATAATTTTATCTATAAGAACTATATTACTCCTGCTTTAATTGAGCAAAGGAAAAGATTTGATACTGAGAAAGGCAAATCATTTGCAGACAATATGGCTAAGTCGATTTATTTCAATGGTGGTTTGAATGCTGTTGAGATGGAACGGATAAGGAAAAAGGGTCAGTCGATTAATAACGTGGAGGAAATAGCAACGGCCATAGCAAGGAAACTTCCAATGCGTGATATCTACAGGTAATGATTTATAATATAATTAATAATAATGAATTAAACATCATAATAACTTATGATGATGCGACTTGGACTATTCCAAAGTTTAGGATTTACATGGTCGTAGATGAGCCTTATTGTTATTTATATTGGACTGATACTGAAAAGGGATCAGGTGGATTCACTAGGCGTTTAGTTATGGACCATACGGATGTGCTATTTGGTGTTTATTCACCAACTAGTGCGGGTGAGGTAAAAAACCTAATCGATGACATGATTATCAAGGCATGGACCGATATATGGGGCAACTTTTCTAATTATGTCCCATACGTTGGAGCTAGCACTAATGTTGATTTAGGCGTTTATGGTTTGACTGCTGATTTTGTAGCGTTCAGCCAAACACCTACGATTGGCCCCGGTCAAGCTCAGATAGGTTATAACGGTGCGACCTTGGCCCTTGCTTATGACTTCGATTCAACCAATGTTAGGGTAAATATTGGCCAGCAGATGTACGCCTACGTTAAGAATGATGAGGCGGTCACGATCAACAAGGGTGAGGCGGTTTATTTGTTCGGGGCGAGTGGTAACAAAGCAACGGTAAAGCTGGCTTATAATACTGGCGATTCTACATCGGCCACTACTTTGGGCTTGGCTGCCGAAGATATCTTGGCAGGTCAGAACGGATTGGTAATTACTCAGGGTGTTTTGGATGGACTCAACACCGGAGCCTATAGCCCTGGTGATATTCTTTATCTTGGATCTACGGCAGGTAGCTTGACACCGACCAAGCCTTATGCTCCGAATCACTTGGTATATATCGGAGTAGTTGAAAAGTCTAACGCTGGCAATGGTCAAATATTGGTAAGGCCTCAGAACGGCTACGAGCTTGATGAGATTCACGATGTGGACCTGATCACCACGCCTCCTGTCGCTGGAGATGTACTGACCTATGATGGCACGCTGTGGGTTAACCAAGCTCCTGCTAGTGGCGGTGTAAGTATTAATAAAATAATGGCTCATATAGCATCTTACTAAATGTATTTAAGCGCAACAAACGAAATTTTACAGGTGGTCCTGGGGTCAACTGTAACCACCAACCAACTTGAATGGCATTGCTCCTATCAGGATATTACATCCGCTGGAATGACCTTGCCTCAATCGAGCAGCCAAGGATTGACCAATAACACTACTGATGTGGACATGGTTGCTGCTCCTGCTGCGGCTACTACAAGGCAAGTTATTATCATCAATATATTTAATGATGATACCACATCTGAGACAGTAATAGTCAAAAAGGATGTGGGCGGTACGGATACCATTCTTTGGGAAGGCGTACTTCAGGCAGGCGATACCTTGTATTGGTCTCGTGAGAACGGATGGTCAGTGATTAGCGGAACAGCACCTGCTACGGTTACATTCGATGTATTCACGGCTAATGGAACATGGACTAAGCCTGCTGGATTAAAAGGCGCATTGATATTCTGCGGCGGTGCTGGTGGCGGTGGTGGTAGCGGTCCGCGATTAGCTGCTGGTACCAACCGATTTGGTGGCGGCGGCGGCGGTGGCGGCGCATTCAGTTGGCAGTTCTTACCTGCTGATGCATTAGCTTCTACTGTAGCTGTAACGGTTGGAACAGGTGGAACTGGTGGTGCTGCTATCCTTGTAGATGGTACCAACGGAACTGCTGGAACGGCTGGAAGTGATACTAGCTTTGGTTCTATTATAATTGCCAAGGGTGCTGGAGGTGG